ATTACGTGCTGAGAGCTATCAACGGCGGCTACGGCTACGGCTACGGCTACGGCTACGGCTACGGCGACGGCGGCGGCGGCGGCGGCGGCGGCGGCGGCGGCGGCGGCGGCGGCGGCTACGGCGGCGGCTACGGCGACGGCGGCGGCTACGGCTACGGCTACGGCTACGGCGACGGCGACGGCGACGGCGACGGCGAAGGCGAAGGCTACGGCTACGGCGACGGCGAAGGCTACGGCGACGGCGAAGGCTACGGCTACGGCGACGGCGACGGCTACGGCGACGGCTGATGCGCGAGCCAACACTTGGGAAGACACCCGAGCTTCGGGCGTCGGGCCGAAACCGGAGATCATGAAATGAACCAGCAAACCCTGTTCGCCAGAACCCCGGCCAGTCGGCCGACGGATCCGGACACCAGCCACCTGGCGGAAGAAGAAATCAACGCCACCGGCACCCGGGCCGATCAACAGCACCGAACGCTGGCCGCACTGCGCCAACACCCGGGCAGCACCAGCGCCGAACTCGCCAGGCTTGCCGGTCTCGACCGCTACATGGTCGCCCGACGTCTGCCCGAGCTCGCACCCATCCACGCCCGGCGCGCCGAAAAGCGCACCTGCCGCGTAAGCCACCGCCCCGCCATCACCTGGGCGCCCATCGAAAGGAACGGAACGGGGGCGGCATCGTGAGCATCAAGATTGTCTCCGAAGAAGTCATGAACAGCAGCCTGCACGACGTGCGCGTGCCCGACGGCACCGGCTGGAAAAAAGCCGACCGCGAATGGGAGCCCGGGTGGTACATCGTCAATCAGGAATGGCCCGGCGAGCCCTTCGACTACCTCGAAGGCCCGCTGTTCGGCGAAGCCTACGCCCGCCACCGCGCCGTGACAGTCCACGGCATGACCGACCCCACCGCCGAACCCGACACCAGCCCGGAAGAAACCGGGCAGGACGATCTGCCGTGGTGAGCGAAGGCGAATCGATGAGCACCGCCCATGCAATCGAGCGCGATCTTGTGGCGGCGCATGAAAGGCGTGCAGCGCTTGACCAGGAAATCGAGGCCCTGCAGCAACGCCTGGAGTCAGCCCGCGCCGCGTGCCGGGATCGGGCAAGGCAACGCAGCGCAGCCGCGGCTGCCGTCATCGCCCGGTTTGAGGCCGGCCAGACACTAACATTCAGCCCCATCGGGTCCAGGTCGCACTGGTGGCTGGACGATGGCCAGCTGCTCAAGCGCGCGACCCGGGAAGAGGTTGACGCTGTTGACGCCTTGGTCGCGTCGGAAGTCCTCATCGCGGAGACGTTCAGCCGCTCCGTCCTGAGCGAGGCCCCGGCATGATCGAAACCATCGCCCGCCTGCGCGACCTCGCCACCGACATCGAGGTACTGTATTGGCAGCACTACCGATCAGGCTTGCCCCGGGTTGCGCGCCGAGGGTGCGATTGGTCGGCTGCCGAAAACGAATTGCTGCGCGTGCTCTACCCCCACTACACCAACCCCGATCTCGCGCTGATATTCGGGCGCACCGCCTCGGCCGTCAAGAAAAAGGCGCTGACCCAGCTACGGTGCGAGCCGAAGCGCCCGGACGTCGTCGCGCGCGCATACCGGCAGGCAATGCAAACCGCTCGCAAAACGTGGTTCCCGCCCGGCAACCAACCGCACACCTGGGTGCCGGTCGGAACCGTGTCGCCCGATTCAGACGGCTACCTACGCCGCAAATACGCCGACCGCCCAGGGCCGGCCCGGCGGCGCTGGAAGTACGTGCATATCGAACTCTGGGAAGAGCACAACGGCCCGCTGCCGGCCGGCCACAACATCGTATTCCGCAACGGCGACAAGACCGACATCCGGCTCGAGAACCTCGAATGCATCAGCGATGCCGACCTCATGCGACGCAACACCCGGCACCGCTACCCGCGTGAAATCAACAACGCCATCGCCGCCAAGGCCGCGCTCACCCGGCGCATCAACAAACTTGAAAGGAAGTAAGCTGCATGAAGAACGGAATCGAAGACCTGCGCAACCACATGTTCGCCCAGCTCGAACGCCTGGGCGACGAAACCCTGGACGACGATGCGCTCAAGCGCGAGATCGATCGCGCCAAGGCAATCCGCAGCGTAGCTGACGGCATCATCGACACCGCCAAGGCCGAAAGCGACCGCCTGCGCATCGTCGATCAAACCGGCCTGGCCGCCGGCACCCGCCTCATGGAAGCGGCCGAAAGTCCGAAAGCGCTGGAGCACAAGTAATGCCCACCCTGTTCGACTTCGACCAGATCGCAGCGGCGCGGGAGGATGCGGCATGACCGAACCCACCACCCCCTACACCGTCACCGGCCAGTGCGAGCATCCTGACTGCGGGAACACGTTTCCGCCTAAGGCCGGGCGGAGGTTCTGCTCCCCTAAGTGCCGGGCGAATGCCCATCGTCTATTTGGGCGCCGGCCATCCGGCAATACCTGGACCGCAACGCCGACACGCCCACCGCCGCCAACCGGCGAATCCAGTTTCTCAAAGCCGCCTACGCCCGCGACCACTACAAACGCAAACCCGACGAAGTCGATGCGACTCGTTGAAATGAAAAGAGGACATCATGAAAGCAACGATTGAGATCATACGTTCCGTCGCCCGCTCCGCCGGGCATGAGCCCAAGCGCAATTTCAGCGGCTACGTGGCTGACCGAATTGTTCGCGCAGTCAGCCAGCCGACGCTGGTCGATGCGGTCGAGCGGCTGGCGCAGTCGATGGATGCATCGGTCGAATACGTCGGCGGCAAACGGCTGGCGGCATTCATGAGCGAAGCCACCGGCCCGAAGGCACAAGCGATCCTGGCCTGGATGCGCACCCACCCGAAGTTCGTGGCCATGCTGGCGACGATGAAGGATGACGGCGACCTCACGGATGCGATCGACGCGATCGAACTCCCCGAGATCGATTCGTCAGACCAGTCTACGGTCGGCGATACACCAGCCTATGACGTCGCGCTGACCGTGGAGTGCCTCAGCGGACTAGCGCACGGCGGCGATCAGAAGGCCGGAAACGCCACGCTTTTCCGGCGGCGCTCTGTAATCACCGCCAGTGGGCGCCATCTCCATCTGCCGGTGTATGCCGGCAACGCATTGCGTGGCCAGCTCCGGGACCTGCTCGCCGATCATTTCCTGCGTGCGCTCGGCCTGACGCCCAGCCGCAGCAAGCCGGTCGTGGAGCTCTGGGCGTTCCATGTCCTGTACTCCGGCGGAGTACTCGAGGGCGCGGCCAGCAAGGCCGAGGCCAACCTCGGCAAGTCTGGAGCGATTCGCACCGAGGGCATGCGCGAACTGCGGGACCATATTCCGCTGCTGTCCACACTCGGCACGGCGATCGGCAACCGCGTGATCGCCGGCCGGATCTATGTCGGCGACCTCCGTCCGGAGTGCGTCGAATGGGGCGGCGGGAGCCAGCGCGCCGGTGACCTGATGGCCTGGGAATTCCTGACCCGGAAGGACGACTTCGAGGGCCGCCAGGAGGACGACGGCACTTCACAGATGATCGCCGAGACGGAAATACTCAAGCCCGGCACGGTGCTGCGCGGAGGCATTGACATCGATGACCACGCCAACGAAATCGAGCGCGCCTGCCTCGCCAGGGGCCTTGCACTGCTCAAGGAGCGCGGCCGACTCGGCGCGGAGACGCGCAGGGGCCTGGGCAAGATCGCGGTCGAAATGGCGCCGGAGCAAGATCCGGGACAGTATGACGCGTTTCTGTCCGACCGCAAGCGGGACATCCTGGACTTTCTCACCAGTCTCGGCGCGCTGGCCGGTAAAGACTGATGCACTGCGTCGATCTTTGGGCAGCGGCCGTCGGCGCCGAAGCGCCGCCGCTGCCAGAGCCGGAAGCCCCGGGCGTCTGCGCGATCACGGGGCGAGAATGCCAGACGATTGCAGCCAAGCACCTGCTCGGGTCGACCTTCACCCAGTGGGACCTGCTGGCACGGCCTGACTCGGATCGGGTTGGCGTCGCCGCATGGTGCGCGTGGATGTATGGCCACCGCGCGCCCGGAAAGAAGCGGGATTACCGGCCGGAACGCATGTCGTCCTGGGTGGTCACTGCCCAGGCCGTCACGCCGCTGGATCGGGTCGCAGTGCGGGAACGTGTGCTGGCTGGCGGTGAGTCAGTGCCGTGGAGTGGGTACGCAACGACCAGCTACAAAAAGCACGGATCGATGCTGGCGCCGGTCAACGCGCCCGGCCCGGGTCGGTGGCTCTGGGAGACGAGGATTGTCGATTGCTCGGATACCGCCGCGCTCGAATCGATGTACTCGGCGCTGCGTGCATGGCAAGACGCGGGCATACCCCGCCCGGTACTGGAGACCGCCGACCCCGAGCCGCACCTGATCGCCAAGATTGGCATGACGCCGTCCCAGGAATTCGTGCAGTGGGCGCGGCCGCGGCTGGAATCGTCGCTTTATCAGTTCATGTGTTATCTGCTTCCCTCTGTCGCGGAACTGAAAGAATCACAAAAGGAGGTCGCGGATGCCGGCGGAAATCTCGAATTATTCTGAGCAAATGGCGATCGGAAAACTGCACGGGAAATCGCCCCGCCACCGCCGCGCCGTCGACTACGCGCTGGAAGGAATCCGGGCGCTCCTGGATATCGCGCCGCGCTGCTACGTGTCGCTGTCGTTCGGAAAGCAGTCGATCATCGTCGCGCACATGGCGCAGCGGATCCGGCCCGACATCCCGATGTACTTCCTGGCCAGCTCAGAGACCTGGGACCTGCACGACTACGAACGCGTGGTCGACGAATACTGCTCGCGATTTCGCCCGCGCCTGACCATCGTCCAGACCGACCGTATGGCCGGCGCCGCAAGCTGGAAAGAATCACGTGATGCCGGCGATCAGGACCTGCAACAGATGTGCCCGCGGGATGAGTGGGACGGATGGCTATGGGGCCTGGCGATGGACGAAAGCCGCCCGCGCCGCATCACGCTTGCCCAGGGCGTAAAGCAGCGCAACGCCCATCCGACCATCTACCGGTACAAGGATGGCAAATACCGCGGCTGCCCGATCATGCGCTGGGGAATTGACGACCTGGCCGCCTACATTGTCCATCACGACCTGCCGCTGCTGTCGATTTACACGAAATACGGACTCACACAGCGCACCACCGCCCGGCTGACAAAGACTGCGGCACGAGAGGGCGCGATGGCGCTTGCGCGCTTCACGGCCCCGGCCGCGCACCGGATCACCAACCGGTTTCCCGAGACGAGGCTCTCATGAACAGCTACCAGATCACCTTCCACCTCGACGGCTCCGGCGTGTATTTCGACCCCGCCGAGCCCATCCACATCGATGCGCTGGTCGCCTGGGTACTCGCGCCGATGCAAGGCATCCGTCACGTCGACCGATCCATGCCGCCGTATGACGTGCGTCTGCCGATCAAGCAATCAGAGTTCTGCGGCCGGCGGGTCCACCACGCATCGGCCCTGCTACCGGAAGGCCCGCGAGGTGAATCCGTCTGGTACTGGCGCAAGCGCTTCCGCCAGAGCCGCTGCGAGATTTCGACCGGCGCGCCGAACACCCAGATGGGCACCTACCGGGATTGGCAGATGCCGCTGCCGCTGCTGCTGTGCCGGCGCATGGTCGGCTACGCGGTCGGGCACCGCAAGGACCTGCGCAAGGCCCTCAAGCAGATCCGCTACCTGGGCAAGAAGCGGGCGCACGGTCATGGTCGGGTTACGGGGCTCGAGATCGATCCCACCGACCAAGATCAGTCCCTGTTCTTGGACGGCCGCTCGAATCGCTTCCTGCCGCACCCGGAAGCCAGCAGGATGGTGCGCATCCGCCCGCCCTACTGGCACCCGCACGACGCGGTGCCATGCGCGGACGGGACTCCCGAATCGGCCTGGGAAAATCTTCCCGAAAAGGCTTGACATCAGTGCCCCATTGGGGTAATATATAAGCGTGGTCAAAGAGATCACGCCCGCGCCTCGGGGATTCAGGGGCAGGAGCAGGAGTATGACCAATATCACAGCAATTGAACTGCGCGACGGCCTGCAGGATGGATCGATCAGGATCAGGGCGGAAGACGACGCGCTGGTCGTTCCTCCGGGCGCGACCGGGGCGGATGGGTCCGCGTACCCAGATTCGACGCTGCGCGTGATGCGCGGCGACGAGGAGCTATTCGCGCTCCCCGTATGGGGGTGCGGATTCTGGCAGGACGGCACGCTCGACAGCGGCCGGCCCGGATTCGTGTGCCAGTACGACGACGGCCACGCCCGCGGCGAGCCGCAGGTCACGGCCGACGAGGACGACGATTACCGCCCGGTCGTCCGGATCGCCGGCGGCGACCACGTCAGCGACACCACCGAGATCCCGGCGGGCGTCGACTACGACGACGCCTGCCAGATCGCTGACGAGCTCAATGAGATGCTGAGCGACGCAATGCCGCCGGTCGAGCTGCCGGACGGCGACGAAGAACTGGCTTGGCTGATCGACCAGAACCCGGCCGAATACGTGACCGTCGACGAGGACGGCCGGTTCGAACACGGCGAGCATGGCCAATGGGGCTACGAGCCGGACGCGCCGAGCGTCGACGTCTACGCCGGTTGGTCGCTGGATCGGTGCATCTACGCCGTCGAGGGCGTCGATGAGCTTTTCGACGACGCCGAAGCCGCCGGCCGGGCGGCGCTGAAACGGCTCGCTGAGATGCTGGATGCTGCCGCCGAAGCACTGAGCGAGGCGGACTACTCGCCAGCCGAGCCCGAACTAGTCGAATGACCTCGGAGGTCATATGGCTGCGAGGCTATTCTGGGACGGATGAGCCGCCGCATTGTCGGCGGCTCATCCGTCAGCCCAGGCAACTGCGGTGGACGGCGGCGATCGACCTCGCCGTGTCGTTGGCCGAAGTCGGGCGGGCCACGGGTCTGAACGTATGGATAGATTCATCCGCCACGTGACGCTGACGACGGGCCACGCCCGGGATTCGCTCCCGGGCGAGGTTTCTGAGGACGCGATCCAAGCGCTGCAGCCGCTGATTGAGCGGGTCGCCACAGGCGATGTGGCGGAGCCGGTTTCGCTTTCGGCTTTCGCGGACGTTGGGCCGTATTCGGTGACGGGGCGGGCATCGAGCAAATGCCTGGTATTGTCGGTCTATCATGACGGCCCGCCGTCGGCACTGGTGTGCTCGATCGGCGTCGCGGCGCATTCGCGGTGCGGTGCGTCGCTGTGGCGCAATTTGCACCGGTGGGGCCGGTTGCCGGTGGCGACGGATCCCGAGGACTGTCCTCCGGAGCCCTGGGTCGCCGCCGCACTGGACGAAGGCGCGCTCGAGCACACCGACGCGATGCACTGGTTGGGCGATTTTGAGCGGTGTATCGCCTGGGCGTGGCTGCGAGCGATCGGGGATGAGTAAACACCCGGAACCGCAGCAGGTCCGCGACCTGCGCACGCGCCTGCAGCGCAGCCGCAATTTGGGCGTCATGGAAGCGCAGCAGGTCTGCGCGGAAGCCGCCTGCGCATCCCTCAGTGCCTGGCGGAAATGGGAGCGCGGCGAACGCCGGATGCATCCCGCGTTCTGGTGGTGCGCGCAGAAGCGGGCTGGCGACTTGTGACCGATCGGATGCCAGTGAAATTCTCCCGCATGTTTTCCCAACACAAGAACGGCCCGCATTCAGCGAGCCGTAAGTGCTTGATTTTATGGCGCGCCCGGAAGGATTCGAACCTCCGACCGCCTGGTTCGTAGCCATGCGTTCAGGCTTTGTTTATCAATGGCTTAGGATAATATTTTCTCCCAATTGGCCCGTGGTAAGCTGTTGTTTTTGCTGCTGGCGGTTTGGTTTTCTCCCACTGTTTGGAGGTATAGCATGCGTGTTTTTCTGATGGTTTTGATGTTGGTGTTTGCGGGGCCGGCTTTGGGGCAGGCTGAGGTTCGGTGTGGGACTGCGGAGCGGTTTGCGGGGAAGTTGATCAAGGCGGGGGATTCGGTGCGCCGGGTGATCGAGGCGGGGCCGGATCGGGAGGTTCGGTTGGAGACGCGGTTCGGCGGGGCGGCAGGGTATCGGTTCGAGTTCTACAAGTACGGCCGGACGGTGCATATTTATACGTCGGGCGGGGTTGTGACTCGGGTTTGCCGGGTCAGCGAGTAGCCGGGCGCGCTGTGCGCAGTGCTTCGACCGGGGTGCCGGTTCTTGCCCGCCAGGGCTTGGAGAGTTTCATCCATCTGGCAAGCAGGTAGACGCCTTCGGTGTTGGAGCTGCAGGTCAGGGCTTTGAGGGGCAACCATTGCTCGCTGTCGCCGCAGGTGACGAGCACGGCTTTGTCGGTGCAGTGCTGCACCGTGAGTGGCTTGCAGGTTTTGAGCAGGTGTTCCCTGGTGCCGGGGCTTATGGTGATGTAGATGGTGGCACCTTTGGGCAGGTCCAGGCTTGAAGGGTGCGGGCCGCTCACAGGTTGTCGAAGATCGATAACGGCAGGTCCGGCGCCGTGCCGTCGAGGACGGGCTGGCGCCCAGACCGGAGGAATACGAAGGCTTTCGATCCGGGCGGGATGCCGGTGCCGCGCGCCCTGAACGTTCGCCCTTCCGGTGTCTGGACGATTGTTGTTCCGTCCGCCCGGACCTGCATCACGGTCGTGTAGGCTCGCCGTTCGGTCGGTAGCAGCCGCTGAAACTGGCGGAATCGGTTATTCATCGAGATACCTTTCGACCGTCACGTTCTGCCAGATCTCGAGCCCGTTTGCTTCCGACCATCGGCCGGCGAGGGACCAGGCGGTCGCTTGCGCGCGCCAGTCGGTTTCCGGGTCTTCGATCACGTTCAAAAGCTGGCCGGTTCGGATAAGCCCCGGATCCGTTTCGCCGGTCATCAGCGGCAATTCGAATTGATAGACCTTCCGTTTTCCGGTCGCGCCCAATTCGGCCCGGGCGCGCTGTAGTCCGGCTTGCGGGTCGGTGATCAGCGGATCGGTCACGATATCCAGCCAGGGCGCCCCGGACGTCCCCGTCCGTTTCCCCTGGACCAGCACGCCGCCGGGCCCTTCGCCGGCGACGTATACGCCATTTGCCAGCGCGACGGGGCGGAATTCCCCGGAGTTCCCGCGGATCATCGCGAAATCGACTTCGACGTCCGCCGGCGTCGTCGCCTGTTTCCACGGGTCGACCGGATACCGCGGGACGATCCGCAGCGTCCGTTCGCCGGGCACCTGCTGGACGACCGCGCCGACCGCGGCGGCAATGACGCTGATCGCCCGCAGCGGCGTCAGATCCGTGTAGCTGAACGTTTCGCCGGGGATCGTGTAGTCGGTGAACGCCGGATGCGCGGAGATCGTCCAGGAACCATCGATCGGCAGCTCCTGTTGCATCAACTGAAGTGCGGTCCGGGTCTCGGTTTCGAAACGGCTCCGCGGCGCGGAGAACGGTTCGTCGAGTTCCGCGTTGATCGAACGGCCGCGGACCCGGAACGTATCGCGCCGGCCATCGGCACCGAACGCCGCGTCGTCCGCCCACTGCTCCATGATCATCAGGAACGCAATGCCGTTGATCTCGAGTTCGATTTCGAGCGGCCCGGTCAGGATCGATTCGGCGCCGTGCGGGAGGCGGGCGGTAAAGCCGTCGGTGTGCGATTCGATATCGCCCTGCACCGAGAGTTCCAGGCATTCGAACGTTTCGCCCGTGTCGATCCGGCGGCATACGATATCGTTGTCTATCACGATTGCCCTCCGTAGGCACTGGAATCTGCGGAACGGTAACGCGACGGCGCTGCCCGGCCATTCGTCAAGCGGGCAGGTAAACGCAAGTGCGACGGCGTCGCCTGCGGGCGGAATGTAAATCGGCGGCACCGGATTCGGCGCCGGCGGGACGGGTTCGTCGATCGTCGGGTTGTCTACCAGCGTCTGCGGCTGGCTTCCGTTTCCCCACGGGATCCGGAAATGCGGGTCCTGAATTTCCGGGATCGGCCAGCGCGTGGAATAGGCTTCGTCCATGACCGCCAGGCGCCCCCACGGAACGCGGGTCAGCACGTCGACGATTGGCGGGTTCCGCCACCAGGCCGCGCGACTGTCTTCGACTGTCCTGCCATGGCGCCAGTCGAACGGCGCGCGCGATTCCGTCGGGCGCGGGACCTCCCAGGTCTTACGGACCGACGATTCGGTCGGGACCGTATCGGTCCACCGGAACCGCGCACCCAGGTCTTGCCGTTGCAGTTCCCGCCACGGCGTCGACGCCGGTTTTTCCCGGCCCTTTCCGTCGGCGAATTCAATGCGCGGCGACACGGCGGCGGGATCGGGGATTCGCCAGGACATGACCGGCTGTAAATCCCGTTTGTCGGTCCGGCGCCACGGGACCGACGGCGTCAGCGCCGGCGGGATGACCAACGGTTCGAACGTATCGGCTTCGCCGAGCGTCGGCAAGACCAGAAAATCCGGGCCGTACCCGCCGAGCCCCGGGCCGCGTAGGTCTACTCCGACCAGGTGGCGCAGATCAGGCGGTAGCTGCGGCCCGAAACCGCCGCCGCCGCCCGGCCCGGCCAGGTGAGGACCGAACATCCTATTCCGCTACATGAAAGTTTGTGACCGGTGCAACATCCCGTACCCGGCCCAACGTCTCCCAGCTCGCGCCGCCGTCTGCCGTCGTCGCGCCGACCTGTAACTCCCATGCCGGTTCGTTCGCGCCCGACGTGCCAGCGGAGACGCACCGGATGGCAACGCTTTCGCTTGTCGTGTCACCGTCGCCGAACACGACGTTCCCAACCTGGTACGCGGTTCCCGGCGCCCATATCCCGAGCCAGTCCAGCGGGTCGAACGCGTGCGCGACCATCAGCATCGGGCCGCGTTCGGCGACGATCGTATATTGCCCGATCGGGTTACCGCCGGCGGCAGGAACAGTCCGATCGATCTCCAGGCCTTGCAGGTCATAGGCGACAACCAGCGCCGCGGCGACTGTGTCGCCGAACCGAGCCGTGCCCGTGATTTCGATGAACCCGTCAGGCATCGGCAGCGCGACGGCATCGCCTGCCGGCGGCGCGTAATCGAACGCCAGCGGCAATGCGACCGTATCGCCGGGCGGGACCGAATAGCTCATGATCAGGCCATCGGCGCCGGCGTGATGTTATCCCGGATGACCGCGTTGAATTGCTGTTCGGTATCGAACGCGACGACCACGAACCGCTTTTCGGTGCTCAGTCCATCGAATCGGTAAGTGCCATCTTCGCCGCTGTACTGCGTGGCCACCAGCCGCATGCCCGTTTTCTCGAACAGGTACACGGGTCGCCGGGCGGCGGCGCCGGCGACGGTGACCAGGCCCGGATCCTGGCCGGCGATGAAACCGAGACCGCCCAATAATAGCGGCGATGACCTGATCAGCGTGTCAAGGAGCATGGTACAGATCCCAATCATTAGATAGGTCGATGAACACGCGATACGTACTGCCATCGGTTCTTGAAATCCGTTCATGGCTCGGGACCATCAATCCGGACGCGGGGCCCGCGGAAGTCGTGACCGGGACGCCTTCGACGATTCCCTCGGACGGCGTCGCCATTCCCAGGCCCGGCACAACCAAACCCGGGAGAATGCCGCGCAGCACCCCGTCTACTTCTTCCCTTACGTAAAGCGGTGACAGGTACGGTGTTCCGCTACTTGAATTGGAACCCGTTGCCTCACCCAGGTCGGTGCCCAGTGTCCCGGCGCCGAACAGCCGCGCTGCTGTAAACTCCGATCCGGAGGCCGCCGAATTGGTCAATCCGCCGCCTCTTATTAGACCGTCGTTTCCATCGTAGAAAGTGACGGACGTATCACCGTTATCCGGGCCGTGCCCGCCGAACACAGAGAAACCGGGGTCCCCGGCTATGCGCGCGCCCTCACCGAAGACGTACCAGGTGTACTTGGCGAGCGGGTAACCGGGATTGACGGCCGATTCAAGGTCAATGCCGGCGACGAGCAGGTACGCGGTCCTGCTGTCGCCGATCCAGGCATAATCGACTTTCTTGTCGCCTGCGTCCCCCCCGTTAAAATCTGCCGACCTGATTGCCAAAGGTGACCCGATCGCGCCCGTCTCATTTTGAGCACCGGCCAATCCCGTATAAAAAGTAGCGACCGCCATGGTCGTGCTGCCAGTAAACGAAGTATCTGCTACTTGATCGATCTTCGCTTCATCCGAATCTACCCGTATATAGATCGGCGCGTCATTGATCGGCGAGTTGTGCGCAATCAGGTGTGCGCCCGGGTTTTCATCGATGACCCATCCGAGCTGATCTATGGCGTCGAACATTTTTTTTGCCGCAGCGGTTTCGCCTCGCCATAGAATATCTGCGAGATCGCCGCGCGGCGCGCTTAGAAAAGTCGGTACTGGCATCAGTTGTTCTCCTGTGAAACATCACCCTGGAGGTGTGCGATAAATCGATCGGTTGTAAGCTCCGGGGTGTCGCCGGGCTGCACGCTGCGGATGAACCAGACCGGATCGTTCGCGCCCAGCGTGTTGAACCGTACGGCGTTGCCGATATCCCAACCGCCGGACCAGCCGCCGGCCAGGATCGTGAAATAGGGCGTGCCGGTCGCCGGGTTGATGGGCGCGATATCCGATGCGATCGGCACGCCGGTCAGGATCTGGCCGAAGGTTTCGCCGATGACGTTCACGGCGTCCGTGCCGATGAATTCCAGGCGCCATCGTTCGGTGATCGACCCATTGTTCGACATGACGATCGGGAAGTTGATGTCATCGTATTGCCCGGTCGTGCCGTCGCCGATCTGGTTGTCCGACCATTCGCCGGTCCACGCCGCTTGCGTGAACAGGTTCAGCGCTATGGCTTCGAGGTCCTGGTTGCCGCCGTCCGGCTTGAAGATCAGTTTTGAGCACAGGAATACTTCGGCGTCTGCGGCCAGCATGCCGAAGGGCGCGCCGCTGGCCATCGCGATCGTGCCGTTGATCTGCACGTCCGTGCACAGTCGCTTGAAGTAGGCGAGTGATTCGATCTCGAACGGCGCGGTGTACGCCGACAGATCCAGCGGGTTCGCCCACATCAGCGTGCCGGCCGCGGCGTCGATCGAGTACAGATCGCTGACAACCTCCACGCCGTTCGCGTCCGAGACCCGTACCCAGGCGATGGGCGCGATGCCCAGGTCCACGGTAGCGCCGTCGCTCGGGGCCGGATCGGAGACCACTTTGCGCTGCACGGCCATCAGGCTGTCGCCGGGGCGGAACACGGGCACGCGGCCATCGCTGGGCAGCAGCACCGGGTCGAGCCCCAGGATATCCGGGTCGAGCGGGATGCTGGCGAGGACGACGGCGGAGAATGTCGCGGACGCCGGGACGATGCGGTGCGGCTTGAAGATCTGTCCGTCATCGCGAATGGCGTTCGGGTTGAACCACGGTTCCGCTTCGTTGCCCGCGGCCGTGACCCATTCGCCGAAGAAGATTTCAACGACCCCGGTCGTCACGTCGACAGTCCCCTGGATGTTCGGGCCGGTAATGTTGCCGTTGATATCGGCCGTCGACTGGATTAGCGTCGCGTTCTCGTAGCTGATCGCCTGGACGGTGAGCGATGCCTGGAGGATCGGCGCGCCGGGCGTGCGGAAGAACAGCCGGTTTACCGGCGTGACGCCGGCGACCAGCCCCAGGCCGTGGACGTCGATCTGCCCATCGCCCTGCGCCCAATCGGTGATGATCGTCCAGCCGCTGATGTAGTCGATCGTCCCGCCGACGATCCCGGCGTTCGTCTGCGGGTCGACGTTGTACACGAGATCGCCCTGTCGGTCGATATACGTCCGGCCGTTGAGCGTGAATCGTACGCTGCCCGTGGCGACGATGTCGGTCGTGCTCCGTTTGATGTTGAAGCCGAACGGCGGCGCCGCGACGCTGCCGACCTCCGAGGTCGACTGGCCGGAACCTGCAAGCAGGTATCTGGCGGTTATCGTGCCGCCAGCCGGGAACCGGGCGAACCAGCCTTCGACCGGCGCCGGCGGTTCGCTCGAAGGCGTGTTGAATATCGTCCCATCCCCAGCCTCGGTTTCATCGGGGATCGGATCCGGTTCGATGATGTCGACGTCCGGACCCGGCGGCGGGACGTCCGGACCCGGCGGCGGGAAGATCGGAATACATCGGCTGGAATTGCAGCCAGTGCCGAGCGGCGTGTCCGGCGGTAGGTGTTCGCCGGGCGGGAATACTACGGGCATTACGCGTTACCTCCGTCGATTGCCGCCGGGAAGTCGACTTCCCCGGTCGTGTAATTGATCGTCCCGCCAGGGACCGGCGCGCCGTTCGCATATTGCAGCCCGCCGGCGCCGTCGTCATAGATCCGGAGTTCGATCAGCCGCAACCGCCCGTTGACCTGCGCCTCGACGACCCATTCGAATTCCGCGGATCCGGGTTCGACCGGCGCGTTCGCGAGGGTGAAATTTACCTGGTCGGATGTCCCCGACGGCGTCGGCTGTAACTGCTCCTGCTGCTGCGCATCCCGTTGCAGGGCATAGTTGATCGGTTCCCCAGCATCCGGCCAGCGGCCGGCCAGCGGGCGGAATGAGACCTTGCCGGTCTGGGCGGTATAGATACCGACCTTGTCCGAACCGTCCATGACCTGCCCGGCGGCGTTCGTCGTCAGGTTCACGGTGTCGACGCCCGAGATGTAATCGAGATCCAGCGACCCGGGGACGATCGGAAATTCCGGGATGTTCAACTCGAAGTGCGGGCGCGCGGCATCGACCGACGTCGTCCCCTCGTCGACGACCACCGGCGTACCCCAGGAGATAATGACGGTCGTGCCGACGTCGGGCAGCGCCGCGAGCGTTGCGGTCAATGTGCCGGTCGCGTAGTTGATGGACCCACCACCCTCGCCGGGCTGGCGGCCTGCCAGTGATCCGCTGCCGTCATCGGAGAGCCGGAACCAGTTGTTTAACGCGCGGTAATCGACGCTGACCGTTCCGGGCGCGGGGACCGGCCGTAGTGTTCGGATATAGTTCAGCGCCCGCGTTTGTTCCCGGACCAGTATTTGCGTGGTAAGCGTCGAATCCTGGACCGCCGCCGCGGGCGTGGCGACGATCGTCAGGTTGATGGACCCGCCCTGATTATCGACGACGGAGATCGCGCCGGCATCGTAATCGACGGCCCCCGAATACCGGGTGCCGGATATGACCAGGTTGCCGGCACCGTCGTCGGTGGCCGAGAACGTCCCGGATATCTCGAGATCCCCGGGGAGAATCGTGCCGCCGATGAATACCGTTTCGGCGGTGCCGGCGGAAGCCGAGAACGAGCCGGTCGAGACGCTGATGCTGCCGGGGTCGCCGGCCGCTTTGAACGCAATACCGGGCAGGCTGGCCGGTTGATCCGTGACCGGTTCTTCGGCATTCGTACTGGGGACGATCCGCGAGAACGGGTTGTCGACCTGGACCGACAGATCGCCCTGCGCGATATCGCCCTGGACGCGTTTGACGCCGAAATATTGGGCGCCGGCGGAGACCGTGGAGTTCTTGATCAGCGTCGGCGGCGTGCTGGTCGTGTTCCGGAATACTTCTGTTCCGTCCCAATCGGCTTGCAGCGGCCGCGACAATTCCAGGACCATCACGTCGCGCTGAAAAGCGCCGTTGTTATCGAAGAACGTCTGCGGCGACCGGCTGACAATTTTCCTGATCTTGACCGCCTCGGTTTCCTGGACCTCGTCCGAGTCCTCCAGGAACAACGTGTCGCCGAGGTCAGGCGTCGGGATGCTGGATAAACCGTATAACGTGAGCGCTCCCGTACCGGCCAGGTGATCGTTGAACAGCCGCCACCGTATCGACGGTCCGGGGACTAGGAACGATTCGATGCGTTCGACGACTTCCGCCCGTTCGTCATCGTATTTCGTGTTCCGGGTCATCAGCACGTCGACCGCGTCGTCTTGCGCCGGGTTGATGATCAGCAGGCCGGCGCCGAAAAAACGATCGGTGTTATCGGAGAACACGCCGGGGAAGACCTTGCGGATGCTGACGCGGCCGGTAACGCGGTCTTCGCTGGAAACGTCGTCGAACACGTTGTTCAGTTCACCGCCGACGACTTCGTTCGGGCTCATGGCGCCACCGCCGTCGGCGGTATCCCTGTTGCGCTGCGCGCGGAAAATCTTCAGGTCGGTAATCGAAATCGTCATGCGGTCATCAGCCTCAAGGTCAATGTGTGCCAGTTATCGGACGGTCCCGGCGGCGACCGGAACATCGTGTTCGCCCAATCCAGCGGCAAGCCGTTGCCGTGCCGGAATCGGCAGACGAGTATCCTGCCATCCGGGTGTTCGACGTTGAACACGTCGGTTGCCGGGTCATCGCGTAGCGCCACCAGATCCGCGATATCCTGGCGCGTGACGTACACCCCGGACGGCGTCTGGAGCGTGACCGGCAGACCGTTGACCTGCGTCGATCGCTGCACGATGCTCGTGCCGGCCAGCGACATCGAATCGGCCTGCTTGCGCGCGGGCGTGAATTCGTCGATCCACTCGAGATCTCCCGGGAGTACCACGCCGCCTATATTCCAGTCGTTCATCCCGCGCGCTCCTGGTCGCGTTCGATTCGTTCGAGCACAAAATCGGCAATCCGGTTCATCTGGTTTTCGGAGAGCACGACCTGGTCGCCCTGGTCGCGGCGGAATTCGACGATGATCCTTTGGACGATTTCGGCGCCGCCGAGACTGCCGATATCCTGGCCGAGCCGTCGCGTGTTATCCGAGAGCCCGCGCGTACGGTTGTCGGTCTCGCGCAGTTCACGGTTGTAATCCTCGATCGCCTGTTGCGCGGGCCCGAACTCGCGTTCCATGCCCTCGACAAACCGGTTGATGCGGTTGCGGGCGCCCTCGAACGTGAACAGTCCGATCCGGTTCCATTGACGGACGAAATCCTCGACTCTTGCCGTCGCTTCCGGACCCGCCTCGCGCCAGATGTTGATCGCGTTGCCCATGTCCTGCACGAGGTTCCGCGCCCCGCGCGACGCGCCGCGCGCTTGCCTTCCGAGCTGGTCCAGATCGCCGGCCGTCTGGCTGGCGGCGCTGCCGAGGTCCTGGATTGACCTCGTATTGCCGTCGGTCGATGCTGCGGCCGCCTGCATCGCCGAAGCCTGTTCGTTGATCGCGGCGATCAACGCCCGAACTTCCTGCTCGGTTAATTCCCCCTCAGCCGCCAGGTTCTGGACCTGGCTGGCGAGCGCGTCGAGCTGGGTCTGTGTACCCGCGCGTTCAATCGAAGCGGACAGCCCGTCGAACGCCGCGCTCGTCGCTTCCGCTTCGCCGGCAACGATCTCCAGGGAACCGGCGGCGCCTTCCACGATGACCATTTTCGCCGCCGATTCTTCCGCGGCATCCCCGATACCGCCCACGGCTTCGCTTGCGCGGTTGCTGGCGGTCTCTACCTCGGCACCGGCTTGCGTGGCATCGAGCCCGATCTGCTCCAGCGACAACCCGGACTCAAGCAGCGCGCGCTGCATTTCGCCCAGGTTGTCGTTTACGCGCTCGACCGGTTCGTTCAACCCGCTGTCCACCGCCGCGCCGGCGCGCGTCGTGGCGCTTTCAACGCTGGCCGCGCCTTGTTGTGCGGTAACGGTCAGCGCCTGCCAGCCCTCGACCATGCGGTTGACGCTGGCGCCGACCTTGCGCTCGAAAGCTGCCGTACTATCGGCGATGGACTGCTGGAAAAGTGCAGCCTCTTCCTTGATCGTGCCCAGCGCCTTGATGGTGCCCAGACTGAAAAAGTCCAGCACGGCGGCGAACTTGCTGATTGCGCCGGTGGCCACCTCCAGCGCCTTGCTGATGACCACGCCGGTGGCGTTGAACACGGTGCCCAGGGCGCCGACGAACACTTTAATGCCGCCGATGATCTGCCCGAAGAGCGACTGGAATCCAGCGGTCTGCGCGCGGAACGTGGCCAGGCCGCTGCGCACGCTTTCGATGAAGCCGGCGAAGCGCTCCCGGGCCGCTGTGAAATCGATGCCCTGGACGAACTGGACGACGGCTTCCCGGCCGGCCCGAAAGGTCTCGACCAGTACATCGCGCAGCGTCGCCAGGGTGTCGGAGGCGGCGAAGTTGCGAATGACGTCGGCGAGATCGAAGACGCCTTTCTTGATTTCCTCGGTCAGCGGCTGGGTGAGCGCGATCTGCAGCTCGCTGAATGCAGACTGGAGATTACGGAAGGCGCCGGGAAGGTTGTCTTCCAGCGCCTTGGCGGCTTCTTCGCTGGCGCCGCCGGCGTTGTTCAGTTCCTCAGTAAGCTGCTGCAGGGCCGGCGCGCCACCGGCCACGATGGCCTGGATGGCCGGGCCGGCACGTAATCCCAGCGAGCGTATGGCGGCCTCGGCATCGCCGCCGGCGCCGGCCATTTGAGAAAGCGCGGTGATGAAGTCGTCGGACGTGATGCCAATCTTTTCGAGTTCGGCGCGGAAATTGCTGGCCGGGTCCTGAAACTGCAGGATGGCGTTGCGCAGGGCCGTGCCGCCCAGACTGCCGCGGAAGCCGGCATCGGCCAGGCGCCCGATGAGCGCGGCCGTTTCTTCGATTTCCAGCCCCGCCTGGCGCGCCACCGGCGCGACAAATGTCATGGCCTCGCCGAGCTGGGCCGTGGTCTGGGCCGATCGCTGGGCGGTGCGGGTGTAGACGTCGGACACCCGGCCGGCTTGGTCGGCAGCCAGGCCGAATGCGTTCAGCGCCGTGGTGACCTGGATGGCCGATTCGGCCACGGTCTGGTTGTTGCCGGCCGCAAGGTCCAGCACCGGGTTCAGCGTTGCAATCGCCTCGCTGGCGTTCTGGCCAGAGCGTGCCAGTTCCTCGATGCCCTGCGCGGCCTCGGTGGCACTGAACCGGGTTGTCGCGCCGGCCTCGCGCGCGGCCGCTTCCAGCGCGGCCATTTCCTCGGCAGAGGCCTGGGTGATGCCCTGCAGGATGGAGAGCTGCTCCCCGAAACCGCCGGTGTTGCGGATGGCGCTGGCCAAGAACGCGCCGCCGGCCAGCGATACCAGCCCGCCCAGCGCGCCGGTGACCAGGCCGATGGGCCGCAATACGCTGCCGACCGCGCCGGAGAGCTTGCGGAAACCGCTGCTCGCCCGGTCGCGCAGCCGAATAATGATATTGGCTTCTTTTTTGGCCACTACGTTCTACCGAGGAAAAAGCGGAGATTTCGTTGCAGTTCGTCCAGGAAGCGTTCCTGGGCGAACTCCCCCAGTGGCTTTTCAATCTCGACACCGGCGAACATGTCGGATGCGCTGGGGCCTTTCTTGGACGTGATTGGAAGGCGCCCGGACGGGGGTTCACCCTTCTCCACGTAACGCGTGAACACCTGTGGGTTACCGTCCAGTCCGCGGGCGATGAAGGCTTTCTTGATCAACTCGCGGCTGCCCTTCTCGACCGCCACAGACACCCCGGCCTTGACCTGCCGCGGCGGACCCGACTGGCCGCGGAAGCTATTGAGGCCGATCGGCTTGCGCTTGCCAATGATCCGGAACGAGAAGTTGGTGAAGTTCGGGCGGCTGAGGACGACATCCTTCTTCAGCCGGCCGGCCTGGATGTTGTACTTCTCGCGAACGGCCTTGGACGCTTCCTTATTCGCGCCTGTACGCGTACGCCTGAGCGACGTGCGCATGGCCCGCTTGAGCTGCTTGGGCGCCGTGGTGCCGAAGATACGCTCGAGCTCGCGCACTTCGCGCGAGTCGACGGAGATATCACCGGCCAACGGTCAGCCGCTTTTCTGCGCGAGTTCGCGCTTGCGCATTTCCAGGCGATCGGCAGCGTAGGCGTTGATCAGCCGGGCGGCACGCACGGGGCTGTAGTGAATCTGCCGGGCCACGGTGCGCGCCTCCACGGCCGTGAACGGCCCGTACATCCAAAGCGATTCGCGCACCTTCCGGCGCTGACGCACCCGCCAGCGCCGGATCTGCATGCCGATTCGCATGGCCTTAGCTGGCCTTGCTCTTGCCGGCCTTGGGCGCTTGCGTGATCAGCCCACGCTCGGCCAGCCATTCGGCCTGAGCGGGCGTGCACTTGCGCTTGTCGCCATCGGCCACGGGCTTGCCTGCATGGGTAACCGTGCGCCCTTTGGGCACCTTGAACGTGACTTCGATCAGATCGGACATGGATTACACTCCTGCAAGTTCGCGGAAGGTGAACGGGCCGGATTCGGTCGACGGGGTGACCATGGAACCCTCGAGCGGGATTTCCATGAATGCCTGGTCTTGAATGAATCCGATGGCGTCGCTGGGTCGGAGCCGGGCGTCGTGGATTACGATCTCGCCGCGCTTCTTTGTCGCCTGGTCTTCCATGTCGCCGAAGATGCGCACGCGCACGTTCTGCTTGGTGTGGCCCACTACGCTGAAGCCGCTGATGGCCGTGAAGTCGTAGCTGGTGTCGTAGGCCGTGGCGTCGGTCATGGTGCCGGTCGACAGCGCCTTGATCATGCCCTTGCGCGTATCGACCACGTAGTCGGTGCCCTCGGTAAACGTGCCGGAAGCGCCGTCGTCGATCGAGACCGTGCCATCGGTGACGTTGACGTTGGCGAGCTTGACCCACTTGTCGTGGAAGTACGTGACCGATTCGGCAGCCGCGGAACCAGCGCTGATATCCACGTCCAGCTTGTCGCCGAGCAGCGCCATGGCCAGAATCTCGGGGATGGCCTCGTCTGTGGTAATGGCCATCTGCGGCGCGGCCGTGGCCTGCTGGAATTCGTCCAGCGCCTGGCCGGGGCCTTCGCGCCGGCGGCTGAGCCGGGCAACGGTTTCCACCTCGGGCGGGGTGACCGTCAACGTGGTGCTGTTGATGATCTGATCGATGAAGCCGGTAAAGGCCCCGGCGTCGTCATAAAGGCCGACGTAGATATCGCCGACAAAACTGCGACCGCTCATAGTGCTACCTCCAATAATGAAAAAGCCGCCTCAATGGCGGCCGGGACGGGGATGGATTGAAAGGGCGCCTTATGGCTCCCAGGGTTCCGAAAGGTTTTCGATGTAGGTAATTTCCAGCGCCACCTCGACGCCGATGAACTCGTCACCAGCCTCGGGGATGACCGATTCGGCCGTGCCCAGGCGAATGCTTTTCAAGCCCAACTGGCGGTAGAACTGCTGGTCTTCCGGGTGCTGAAACACCGCCTGCTTGATATCGGCTTCGAGTTCCTCGGCGCGATCGAACCAGGTGGCGCGGTCTTCCATGGGACGGAAGCCGAACACCGCAAGCTGGCGCGTGAACACCACCAGCAGGTGCGCCCCCGGCCGGATGCTGCCCTGCTCGTCGGCAGGCTCGGCAGGCTCGATCTGAATCACCAGGCCGGTATCACGCGTCACGCCCTGCGAAGGTCGCAGCGGATCGGCCGCGTTATCGATAGGAATCGGCCGCAAACCGGCATCGGTGCGGAACCCATTGGCCTGCTGAATATCGCCCAGCCGCGTGCGGATGCGCGTCACGATCTTCTGCCAGCGGGTCATCGCCGATAGGCCTCGTATTCAATCAGCGAAGGATCGGTGGAACTCCGGCGCCGGTCGATCTGCCAGGTCTCCCCGCCGGCTTCAACCGTACCGCCCTGCACCGCCAGTCCCACCTGCGAGCGCAACAGCGAAAGCACGGCACCGCCCTGCGTCACCTCCCCGGTCGTCTCGCTCACCAGGTCGGCAACAATCACGCAAACACCGGTCACCGGCTCGCCGGAATCCGGCGGCGTATAAACCGCATCGGTGAACGCGCCCATGCCCTCGCCGGCCAGGGCTTCGACGATGTCCTTGTCGATGGATTCGAGAGTCATCCGGGCGTGACCGGCACGTTACAGGGTGGCACCGGCCTGGACGAGCTGCTCCAGACTGACACCGCCGACGCGGTTGGCTGCGTCTTGCAGCGATTCGAACGGGCCGTCGGCTTCGCGGCTGGCGACGATGTCCCCGGCCGTTTTCTTGCCCACGCCCTTGATGGCCAGAATCGAGTCGACATCAGCTTCATTCAGATTGACGCCGGGCGGCTTCTCGGGCTCTTGTCCCTTGGGTGCCGTGACACGCTGGGCAAGGCCGCGCGAGATCAGGTCTTCTGCATGGCCTTTCGAGAGATCGACCAGAGTGCCGGGCGGATGATAGACCGGCCCCTCATCGGAGCCGGTCACCAGGGTTGTGGTTGATGTGATTTTCATGGCATTACCTCACCGTTGCGCTGAACGTGGCGTTCGGGCGGTAGGGCACGGTGAGCGGGGCGGACTGCATGAGCAGGTAGCGCACCGACGGATCCTGCTCCAGCCAGCTCTTGGAGAAGAAGGCACGAGGCTGGATGCCGGCGTCTTCGTCCAGGATGGCGCCGAAGGCACGCACGCCTTCGATGTTGACCGTATCGCCGATGATGACGGTGTGGTCGGGCAGCACCTTCTTGGTGG